CGATAAAGCCATTTGGATATTTTGTTCCAACATCGCTTTTTGTTCTTCATCAGGCATCATCTCTATAAATATTCCAAAATCATATAAATACAATTCTTTAATATCTTGTAAAATACCTAAGTTGTACTTTCCAATCTGCATTGCAAACTCATCTGCAAAATCTGAATACTCTAAAACATCTGCTGTTCTAATTGATAAACACTCTGCTAAAGTTCTTGTAATGTATAAGCTAGCATTTAAAATATGTCGAGTCGCTACATTAGAATTTAATGCTGCTAATTTTTGAACACCAACTAAAGAATTAGGGTCAGGACTTGATCCATCTCTTGCTTCATTTAATCCAGTTACAGACCTAATCATATCTAAATAATGATTGTAGTTTCCAATAAGCATCTGCATTTTACTTGCACCACTATTTGCTGTTAACTGAGTAATTGGAACTTTTGCATTGTTGTATTCTCCATCTTGAGTATAACTTCTACCAATAACACTACCTGTTTGAAAATATAAACGTAATGCATCTTCAGGGTTATACGCATTTCCAGTACCTAAGTCTACTTCGTTTAATCCATCGGCATCTATAAACACACCATCTGGAACTACACGAGAAACAACTTGTTGTATTTTTAAATGACTTATTTGAATTAAATCTGCAAATGGAATCATTCTTCTAACTAAAGACTCAAATTGACCTTTGTACATTTTTGGCGCACATGATATGTAATTTGGCATAGCATATTGACTTGATGATTTTGGTCTAACCATGTTCTCTCCTAATTTCCATTGGAGCATAATATTAGTACACATAACCATAATTCCATCATACCATACATCAATAGTTTTTGTAACTTTTTCAAAGTCTCCTTCATCCATCATTTGTTGTGGTGGATTAAATTCATCGTCTTTTTCTACTACTTTATATGAACCATCTGTCATTCTTTTTCTTTTGTAAACAAAAGAATGTGTAGTTTTATAATTAAAATATAATAATGTAGCTGTATCTCTGTGAAACATACTATTATTATAAGCTTGTTGTGCATTATAATAATCATACCATGATTGACTGTACTTAGCTATTTCACCTAAATCTTCATTTGTTAAATCAGGATCAATTTTAATAAGTTCTGTAATTGGAACAGTTTTAATTTCTCCCCAATAAAAACAATCTTTAAAATAAGGGTCTTCAGTATAACTATATACTACGTTTGCAGGATCTACATATTCAACTCTAACACCATCACCTGGAAGAAACATATGTTTAGCAATACCAATACCTAAAGTAGTAATATCCATATCTACTCTTTTACGAGTATCATTATAGTGACTTGCAGAAAATAAAGTGTCAATTGCTTCTTCTGTTGCAATTTCAATAGCTGGCTTATATTTCATTTGCATGAAAAGCTGTAGCTCTTGATCGTTTTCAGGAAGTTCTGATTCTTCAGTAGTAAAAACATCTACTCCGAAATCTTGTTCTATTTGTTTAAGTAAAGGTCGAGCAATCATATCACCTTCAATAATTTCTTGAAATTGATTTCTTTTCTCAGCAGACATAGCATCTTGAGCTACTGCTTTTACTTTAAACATTCTATCGTTCATACCATTAACAACGATATCTACGAACTTTGGTATAATTGGCACTGGTGTCCAGTCTAAATTTAGGTAAGATAAATCACCATCAATAGCTAATTCATTTTTATATTTACCTATAGATTGTTCTCCACGAGCATATAATCTTAAACGATTAAATTCTGCGTACTGAGAATAAAACCTACAAGACCCACTGTCTCTTCTAAACCACTCATATTGTATTGCTTGACCAACTTGTAATCCGAATTCTACGGTGTCTTTAACAGAGTCTGTAACAAATTGATCTGGAAAAGCAGCTGAGTTAACTTGTATTTTTACGTCTTTCATTTATTAAGTAATTGACTAACTGAATTCTTATTATTATATCTTGCAAAGTTAATGCTTATTTTCGATTTTTCTTTAGTGGGTGTATACAAGTGTTTTTGATTAGCCATGATAGCTAATCCAGAACTAATTGAAGCATCAAACTTGGTTCGATTGTTTATATCAAATTTTGCCCAATCCTCTAAAGTTTTTTGAAAATACATTATCCCCATCTCATCACTATCTCTGTAATTATTAACTAAATCTAAACCAACATGCTTTTCTATATACGATTCTATAGCAGAAGCGTGTGATTGTTTTACATCCTCACTTGAGTTAGGAATACCACCTAATTCTTTTTCGGTCTTAGATAATTTGTTAAAAATCTTATCTGGACGATTTAAACTAAACCCTCTATAACCTCTATTTTTAAAATGATATAATAAACGAGGTTTATTATTCTCACATAAGATAGGCATTCCAAAAAATACACAAGCCATTAAAACTTCTTCAAAAAATATTTCTGCTGTTTGAGGCCGAGCTATATATTCTAAAAAAAATTCATTACTTGGAGCATTGTCCATGTTAAATTTTGTCATACCATGCAGCGAACCATTAGAACCTTTTCCAACTACTACACCTGATATATCATAGGAATCACATCCAAATGAACCAATATGCTCATTGCCTGGATACTTTCTTCCATTCTTTATTATAACATTATTTTGCAATGACCTTTCTGGTAACCAAGTTACAAAAAATCTTCCTCTTTTATCAGGCGACCAAATTACTCTACTATCTTTAATTCCATTTTCCCAAGAAAAAGAGCCTTGAGTCATGTTCTGACCTATTATTAAAGAATCATTATAATCAATTTGCTGATATATTTTTGTAAGATTAAAAAGAGATTGTTTACTTTCATCTCTAAATGCGTGAGACTCAGTCCTTGGAAACTGTCTGTAAAATTCATTTAATGCATCTGGATCATTTGATAAAGAGTCAACTTCATTCTGCCAATAATCAATAGCTCCTTGCGTTATCATCTCCTTATCAATACCTAGTACTGGAAGTTTAGGATTATTAAAAACAGGCATCCCATGATTATCGATAAACCCTTCCATATTCCATTCCATTGGAATAAACAAACTATATAATCCGCTTTTTGTTTGACCATTTGAATTACGTATAGAACAATCAGAATCTGTATATAATTTCTTAAAATTATTACCACCTTTATCTAAAGCATTTGATGTTGATCCCATCATACACTTTCCTATAATTTTACTACCTAAACGTAAACATGTTTTTGTTACTCGCCAGTTATTTAATATATTATCTGGTCGCTCCCATTTACCACTTTCATCATGTAAAAGTAATTGAAGTTTTTCTCCATCATAACTGTTGTCACCTGTATTCTTCCAGTCAATTGTTGTATCTAATCCTTCAAGCTCTTGCTCCTCCGTTAAATACATATTCTTCTTAGTAATTTTAGAAGCTGGAACTCTATAAGCTAATTCTGTTTTTGGTTTATCCATACCATCTTGTATGGGTTTAAAAAAGAAAGGATAGTTATTTGATATTGGAACAATTTTATCTGTAAACATTTTTTTAGCATCTGCTCCAGATTTAGATAGGATTCCTATTCGAGCATCTTTGGTAATTGTACCAGTGTTTACACCTTCGCAAGAAGCCATAAATGAAAACCCAGAACGTCTAATTTTTAAGTAGTCTAATCCAAAACTTCTTTTATCTGCTTTACATGCTTCCCAAAAAATATAAAATATTCTATTAGCTTCTCTAAAGTCAGGTAGACCAATATCAATCTTGGTCCATTGTAAATACATGTAATGAGTACCTGTTATATACGTTGGCTTTCCGTTATTCATAAACCAATTTCCTTGCTCTCTATAGTTAAATTCCGTTTCTATGTAATCAACCCATTGATTTTTAAAACTTGCAGGAGTACTATGCCATTGAAATATTGATTTTATTTTATTTAATTCTTTAGGTAATATTTTTGCTTCCCAATATTGATTTTCTTTTTTATCAGAACGTTTAATAATATTTTTATGTAGTTTTGGAAGTGCTATATTTAAACCACTAACATTAATTATTTGACCAATTTCTCCTGTCTTTGAAATAACAACAAAGTTATATTTTTCATTAAATCCATAATTCCAAGTTTTAGCTTTGTTCTTTGTAGTTAAAACATTTTTTGGAACTATATTAATAAGTTCAGTATATAAATTATCTTGATCTCGATTCAGCAAATCCTTTTGGTGTATTATTTATTTTATTATCAACTCCATCTATTAAGTCTTTCTCTTCTTCAATTCTTTTTAATATTTCAAACGCATCAAATATGGCTAACTTTTTTGTGGCAGCTGCATTTTTTAATTTATCTGCGGCTAACTCATCATCTTCTCCATATTTTATTATATGTTCTTCAGCAACTTTAATTAATTGCATAACAGCTTTTTCCCCTGCTTTAATAATTTGTAATTTAATTTTATTTACGTCCATATTTTTTAGTATGATCTCTGTAATTTACTAATATTTCTTCTCCCTTTTTTACATCTTTAATTAAAAAAGCAACCATTGTACCATCCTCTCTTCTGTGAAAGATAGCATTATTATTTGATGAATGGTTTACATAACGAGCTAATAAAGTTCTGTTATTATTTATAACGACATGTCCAAGCATATAATTTTTAGGAAAATTAATACAAGTAAAAACTCCTTTACCATTAATTAATGAATGTTTTACAATATATTTTTTTGTTTCTTCTGGAACTATTTTACCTGCAACTTTTTCAAAATCAGCGCTTTCTATTTGCTCTCTAACTTTTTCTTCATTTAAACCAAACTCTTTTAACATTTCTAAGTAATCTAAATTACTTTCAATAATGTTTTTTTTTATGTTTACTATAGGCATCTTTGTTACGATTGTATTTTGTTTTAAGTTTTTCAACTTTTGATTCCCAATCAATTAATTCTAAACTTTTAGGTTTATCTTTTCGTTTCATTCGTATTAGTTTTATAAAACATAACAAAAACCTCTCTTCCTTCTTTCCAACCTTCATTTGGGTATTTGCTATGAAAATAATTAGCAGGATATGAAATTAATCTATTTTTTTCATATCCAATTACAGATTTTAAATCCCATTTATTTAAATCATGAGAATCTAATTTAATAGTATTATCATACTCTTCGTCTGTAATTTGTAATGGAAGTTCTTTTCCATGAATGTGGTGTTCCCAAAAAGCTGTACCATGTAAGTCAGTTCTTTCTGTAGGAGATAAGTATAATACTAATGCTCTATCAGGACGTTGGCCATTAACATTTAAATCAGAATGTATTCTCCAATTAGCATCTAAAACATCTGTAGATAATCTAAAAAAAGACAAAACATTTGTTATTTTACATTGCTCTATTTCTTCTAATCTTAATGTAATATAATTATTAAAATCTTCGTTAGATTGTTGAATATAAAAATTAGTATCTCCAACATCTATTTTTTTGTATTCATTAGATTGTAAGTGACTTCTGATTATTTTAAAAAATGGTTTATCAATAAAATTATCTTTTATGTAAATCATAATACAACAGATATATTCTTAGTAAACATTCTATAAAGTTGTTCGTTGTCTAAAGTAAACTCATATTCTGATTCTGGCTCATATATAACCTCATCTCCAGGCTTTACTCCTTTATCTAATAGCTGTTGATTAATATATTTTATAGTGCCTCTTAGCGGCTCATTTTTAGAGTTCTTATTTAGATAAGAATCTTTGGCTTTTAAAGGTTTTATAAAACAATATTTATCATACCCCATCCAATTTTCATTACTTCTATATAAGTAGAATTGATCTACATCTACAAAAAACAAGTCATCTTTAAAATAGCTTTTACCACTTTTTCTACGACCATACATATCATTGTAAAATTTAAATACATTATGATGAACTAAAAGAGTGTCTCCTGCTTTAACTGGACCAGAATAATTAATGGGAGTTTCGATTACTGTAGCGAAACGATTTGAAGATGTATGATCTTCTTCTGAAGTGCTGGTAATAAAATCTATGTCTCCATAAGATTTAATATTATCATACCTTCTGTTGTTATAGGCTTTTACTATAAACGAGTAAGGTGATTTCATTTGATTTTATTTAATCACTAAAAATTTATATTGTATTCCAGTGAAATTGGCAATGTGCATTTAAA